TGTAAATTTTCGCCAGATTTTGAGCTTTCAAACGAATCAATGAGCGAATCACTTGACGGAATTGTTCAAATTGAAAAATTACAAGCAAAAACACGTTGTAAATTCTAACATAAATAATATAAAAGATTAAATTTTGAATATAGGATAAAAAAAATGGCAAAAATGAGAAAATATCTGTTTTGGAACGAAGCAGGCGAAGAAAAAGAAAAAGAATCAATGAGTTTAAAGAAGGCCGTAATGTCAGTACAAGGAGATTACAAAGATAGATTTATAAGTGTTGAATATATCACTAAAAAAGGCAAACAAATTAGTCAATCTATTCAAATTCCAATGGGAAGAAAGATTAGACAATCAATTGCTATGGAAAAAAAGAAAGCAGCTTTAAAAGCAGCTAGAGAAGCAGGTAGATAATGGCAAAACTAGCGAAAAGTTACGTTGCTCATCAAAGTATGCCAAAAAAGACTTCTCAAGCGTCTAAAAAAGGTAAGTGTAAAATGAGTTCAATGAATAAACACAAAAAAAGAAGTCTAAAATTTTACAACGGTCAAGGTAAATAAATGAAAGGTGATTTTCAAGTCTTAATAGATAAGAAAGTTGAAAAATTTACAAATTACAAAGATATACCAAAGACCATAAGTGAAGTAGTTTGTTTTAAACCTGATTTTCCTAAACCACCTCATACTGAAGAAGAACATAATTTTATATCAACATTTAATGATAAATTAAAGGAGTTATTAAGTCGTGCCAGCAGTAACTAGAATAGGTGACGCTGATGTTGCTCATTGCTCAGGAATGACAAGGGCTGTAGGGTCAAGTAATGTTTTTGTAAATAGTATTGGCGTATCTCGTCAAGGCGATAATAACACTACTCATTTATTACCAGGTGTGCCTTGTCCTGCTCACTCAGCTCCTATTGCTGTAGGTAGTTCTACGGTTTTTGTAAACGGAAAAGGCTGTGGTAGAATAGGTGACGCTATATCTGGTTGTACAAGTGTAGCAGCAGGTTCTTCTAACGTATTTGCTGGATAGTCTTATAAATATTAAGCATATGGCAAATTATGACGCTTCAGTAACGAATAAAAGCAATCAAAGTGTTAGGACTTTTAAAGACTTAAATTTAGACTTTGATAGAAATACGGTTACAAATGATGTAGTTAAAATTGAAGATGTTGAGGCTATAAAAAGAAGTGTTAGAAATTTAGTAAACACTAATTTTTATGAGAGACCTTTTCATCCAGAGTTAGGTTGTGGTATTAGACAATTATTATTTGAACCATTTACACCAGTTACAAGTATTTTTATAAGAAGAAAAGTAGAAGAAGTAATTACTAATTATGAGCCAAGAGCAAGATTAGATCAGGTAATTGTTACAGAAAGTCCTGATAGAAACTCAATAGAGGTGAGAGTGGTTTTCTATTGTATGAACATAGCAAATCCTGTTACGGTATTAACAACTTTACAAAGAATAAGATAATATGGCTTCAAACAAATTAACGGTATCAGATTTAGATTTTGATAATGTAAAAAGTAATTTAAAAACATTTTTACAAAGTCAATCAGAGTTTCAGGATTATGATTTTGAGGGTTCTGGTTTTGCCGTTCTATTAGACCTTTTAGCTTACAACACACACTATCTAGGTTTCAATGCTAATATGTTAGCAAATGAAATGTATTTAGATTCTGCTGATATAAGAAAAAATATTGTGTCGTTAGCTAAAATGTTAGGTTATACTCCAACATCAGCAAAAGCACCAACAGCAAATATTGATATAACAATTAACAATGGTACAGGTGCTACGGTAACAATGACCAAAGGCACGGTGTTTACATCAACAATAGGTGGCACATCATATCAGTTTGTTACAAATGCTGAAACAACAATATCACCACTTGAAGGTGTTTATAAATTTTCTAGTGTGCCAATTTTTGAAGGTACTTTAACAACATTTAAATATACCGTAGATAGCACCGATCCTGACCAAAAATTTATTATACCAAATGTCAACGCTGATATTTCTACTTTAAAAGTTACGGTTCAAAATTCTTCTAGTGATACAACATCACAAGTTTATTCAAAAGCAACAGGTATTGTAGGTTTAACTTCAACATCTAAAGTTTATTTTTGCCAAGAAAGTGACGAAGGTAAATTTGAAATTTATTTTGGTGACGGTATAGTAGGTAAATCTTTATCAGATGGTAATATTGTTATTTTAGAATATGTTGTTACTAATAAAACAGCTTCTAATGGTGCCTCAAGTTTTGCTTTATCAGGAGCAATCGGTGGTTTTTCAAATGTATCTATCTCAACGGTGTCAAATGCTCAAGGCGGTTCAGATCCACAAACAAAAGAATCAATTAGATTTAATGCTCCTCTACAATATTCAGCACAAGACAGAGCAGTTACTACAAGTGATTATGAAACAAAAATTTTAGAATTATATCCTAATGCTCAGGCCGTTTCTGCTTGGGGTGGTGAAGATGAAGAAACACCTATTTACGGTACGGTAAAAATTTCCATTAAGGCTGCCTCTGGTTCAACTTTAACAAATGCCACTAAATTAGATTTAGTAACACAATTAAAAAAATTCAATGTGGCTTCAGTTGTTCCAGAAATAGTTGATCCAGAAACAACATCTATTTTATTAACAAGTAATGTTAAGTTTGATACTAACGCCACAACAAAAACATCTGATACTATAAAATCAAATATTGTAACTACATTAACAAATTTCAACACAAATAATTTACAAAAATTTGATGAAGTTTTTAGATATTCAAAAGTATCAAAAGCAATTGATGATACTGATACATCTATATTATCAAATATAACAACATTAAAAATTAGAAAAGAGTTTACACCAACTTTATCTAGTTCAACATTATATAATGTTTACTTTAGAAATGCCTTATATAATCCTCACTCTGGCCACAATTCAGCGGCTGGCGGTATTTTAGAATCAACAGGATTTAAAGTTGATGGCGATACAACAAACGAAATGTTTTTAGATGATGACGGTCAAGGTAATGTTAGAAGATACTACATAGTTTCTGGTGTTAGAACATATGCTAACAATACACAAGGTACAATAAATTATTCAAGTGGTCAAGTTACACTAAACTCATTAAACATAGCTTCAATATCAAATATTAGGGGCTCTGCTTCAACCGTAATTGAGTTAACGGTAAAACCTAATTCAAATGATGTTGTGCCTGTAAGAAATCAAATATTAGAAATTGATACTGCTAATTCATCAATTACCGTAACTGCTGACTCGTTTGTTGGAGGTTCTGCTGACGCTGGTGTAGGATATACAACAACAAGTAGTTACTAATGGCCTCATTTAAAGACAAGATATCCTTACTCATAGAAAAACAAGCTCCTGAGTTTGTTTTAAATGATCACCCTAAATTTTTAGAGTTTGTAAAAACTTATTATACATTTATGGAATCGGCAGAGTTGGCCGTTACTAGTGTTGAATCAACAGATGGTATTACACTAGAAACAGAAACAGCACAATCAAATAATTTAGTATTAGACGCTTCACGTTTAGATACTGATAGAACACAACTAGACGCTGGCGATAAAATTATTTTAGAAGACTCATCTTTTGGTAAGTTTACAAGAGGTGAAACTATAACAGGTGCCACATCAAACGCAACTGCTACTGTTTTGTCTGAGGATTTATCTAATGGTAGATTGTTTATATCAGCACAAAATAAATTTTCTGTTGATGAAATAATAACTGGCGACACTTCAGGTGCTCAAGCAGCTATTAATAATTATAAGCCTAATCCTGTTACCAGCATACAAGAATTATTACACTTTCGAGATCCTGATAAAGCCATATCAAACTTTTTAACAAAATTTAGAAATGAATTTTTAAATACTTTACCTGAAACATTAGCAACTGGTTTAGATAAAAGAAATTTAATTAAAAATGTAAAAACACTTTACAGATCAAAAGGTACTGCTAGAGGCCACGAATTATTTTTTAGATTATTGTTTAATGAAGCTGCTGAAGTAATTTATCCTAGAGAACAAATGTTAAGAGCTTCAGATGGACAATTTGATACTAAAAAAATAATGAGGGCGATACAATCAACTGCTCAATCATTAACAGGTGATACAGCAGATTTAATTGGTAGAACAATCACAGGTGAAACTTCAGAAGCAACTGCTATTATTGAAAACGTATTTAAGTTTCAAATAGGTGAAAATTTAGTTACAGAGTTTATTTTAAATGAAGACACTATAACAGGTACTTTTCAAACAGATGAAGTAATCAGAGGAACAGAAACAGATGAATCAGATGTATTCATTAAGGCAACCGTAACAGGTATTCCAAATGTAATATCAATTACAAATGATGGTGCTCTCTATACAACTGGTGAGGCACTAGGCGTAACAGGTGGTGGTTCAGGCGCTTCAATTAATATTGATGATGTTGGTGGTGGCCCTATTACACAAGTTTTTGTTGATAGTGTTGGTACAGGTTATGAGATTGGTGATGATTTAATTTTTACAAATACTGATACAGGTGGTGGTTCTGCTCAGGCAAAAGTTTCACTTGTAAATGGTGGTATTGTGGCTGAAGAAGGCACAACAGGAATGACAGAGGGTGAAGATCATTTAGTTTTAGAAGATGAAACACAAAGAGGCGACCCTTTTACAGGTAATAAAATTGTACAAGAATCTGGATCAGGCTCAGGTGATATAACAGATATTAGAATTATAAATGGCGGAAATAATTTTCGTTCATTACCAACTGCTACCGTATCAACAGGTAGTGGCGGTTCAAGCGCTACAATAAAAGTTTTTGGTCCTGAAATTGGCAGAGTTCAATCAACAAAAATTATTGAATCAGGTGCTGAACATCAACAGTCACCATCTCCACCTACATTATCGTTAAGATCAAAACTTGTCGTAACAGGTGTTTCTGGTACTTTTGTAACAAGTGATACTGTATCAGGAATTAGTGATGACGGTTCAACAACCGTTTCAGGTACTTTTGTTTCTTTAGATACTGACAGAGGTTTAATGACTTTAAGTGATGTGACAGGTAACTTTGGTACAGACGTTACAGTTACAGGCTCAGGTTCAACGGCAACCGCTACAGTTAAAGCAGGTAGTTTAGCAACTGCCACAACCACGGTTTCAGCAGTAGCAACTACTTCAGGTTCATTTTTAAATGAAGATGGCCACATTTCAGAAACAACAATGAGAATACAAGATAGTTTATACTATCAGGATTATTCTTATGTAATTAAAGTAGGTAGATCAATTGCTGACTGGAGAGATAGTTTTAAAAAGAC